TTCCAAGGAGCTTGCTGACGACAGCGTGTTCGCAATGGAAACCATTCTCGGCAACCTGCTGGGCGAGCGTCTTGGCCGTCGCGCCAATCTCGAACTCACCACTGGCGACGGCACCGGCGATCCAAATGGCATCGTCACGGCTTCGGCGGAGGGTAATGTTGCGGCTGCCACCAATGCGATAACTGCGGACGAAATCATCGATCTGCTTCACTCGGTCGATCCGGCCTATCGCATGGGCCCGATGACGCGCTTTATGTTCAACGATGCAACACTGTCGGCCATCCGCAAGCTGAAAGACGGCGATGGAAACTATCTCTGGCAGATGGGGAACATCCAAGCGGGCATTCCCGGTTCGCTTTTGGGCTACAACTACTCGGTCAACCAAGCGGTCGCGGGTTTGGGTGATGGCGTCAGCTCCAAGGTCATGGTTTTCGGGGACTTCTCGAAATACTACGTTCGCAAGGTCGGCTCGCCCTTGATTGGTGCGATCCAAGACAAGGACTTCTGGCCCGGCTTCGGCATCGCTGGCTATATCCGCTTTGACGGCGAATTGGCCGACACGGCGGCTGTAAAGCACATGGCCCTCGCCGCATCCTAAGACGGTTTCTTGAGGGGGCGGGCAATCGCCCCCTTTCCTAAACCGATGGAGGAATACACCATGCAAGTTAAACTTCTGATCGCACGCGCCACGGCAACGGGATCGCAAAACCGAGGCGCGGTTGTTGATGTGTCCGACGCCGAGGCAGTCAGCATGATTGAGGCAGGACAGGCCGAGGCCGTGCGCAGCACCAAGGCACCTGAGCGGGCCGTGAAATCGTTCAAATCGGAAAAGGCGAGCAAGTGATGCACCGGCGCGGCGATCATATTGTTTCGGTGGCAACGCCACCTGTGGCATCGCCGGTGTCTCTTTCGGACATGAAGGCGCATCTGCGCGTTACTCATGGGCTAGAGGACCAGCTGATTGATGGATACATCACTTCGGCGATGGCCAGCCTTGACCGTGACGGCGAGTTGGGCCGGGCAATTTCGACGCAGACCATTGACGAAGCATTTCAGTATCCGCCCAAAGACGTCTATTTGAAAGTCACGCCGGTTCAGGCGCTGGTGAGCGTCAAGTATTACGACGCGGCAAATGTTGAACAGACCGCGACCCTATCTGACTTTACGCTCTACACATCAGACGATTGGGCGTTTGTGCGGTCGGATAGCTGGCCCGCAACTTATGATCGGCCTGACGCCATCACGGTTCAATATACTGCGGGATATATCACCGTGCCTGCTGGGATTGTTCACGCCATCAAGATGATCGTGGCGCACTGGTACGAAAACCGATCCGACACCAGCGAAGTGGCTTTGACAGATGTTCCGCGCGCGGCGGCGCACCTTATCAGCCTGCACCGGAGTGGCTGGTATGGGTAAGGCTGGTGCAATGGATCAGCCGATCACGTTCCAGCGCAAGGCGGCAACGTCTGATGGGGGCGGCGGCGAAACATACACATGGGCAGACTTTGACGACGACGCGACTGTTTGGGCCAACGTCAAAGCCAAGGCGGGGCGCGAAAGTGTGGACGAGGGCCGCGTGAATGCGACCTTTACGGTTCTGTTTACTGTCTATCATCGCAGCGACGTGCTGGTCACGGATCGGATCGTTTGGAACGGCACGGACTATAACATTCGCGGCATTCGTGACGAGGGCGGGCGCGCGCTGCGGCTTGTGATTGAATGCGAACGGGGGGTGGCACAGTGAGGATGGATATCGAAGGCATTGCGGACGTTAATCGCGTGCTGGAAACCATATCGCCGCGCGAGGCCAAAAACCTGATGAGGGCGACCGTTCAGGAAATCGCGGGGCAACTGGCCAAGTCGGCAAAAAAGAACGCGCCGAAGGGTGATGGCGATCTTCGTAAGGGCATCAAGGCCAAGCGCGAGCGCGGCGACCGGAGAACTGCGGAAAGTACCGTGCGGGCCGCGCCGTTTTACTGGCGCTATCTGGAATATGGCCAAGGCCCAGACGGGACTGAACATGCCTTCATGCTCAAGGCTCTGCAAGAAATGAGGCCGAACATGGATCGCATCTATCTTGAGGCATTCTTGAAAAAGCTAGAGGCGCGGCTGGCGCGTGAACGCAGGAGGGTTTCCACATGAGCGGCGAGTGGCCAGTTCAGGTGGCGCTATATACCTCTCTGAATGCACTGGGCCTAACCGTATATGATGCCGCTCCGCAAAGTAGCGATGGCGGCAGCGCGGGTGTGTTCCCTTATGTTGAGATCGGCGCGGTGGTGATTGCAGATTTTGACACCAGCAGGGAGACCGGCTTTGACTTTGCCGCCCGCATCCACACGCGCAGCCGATCCGGCAGCATGAAAGAAACCAAAGACATTCAAGGCCAGATATACGACCGCCTGCATCGCGGCGCTCTGACAGTCACAGGATATAACTTCATTCAGATGGATCGCGAAAATTCCTTTGTGGATCGCGTGTCTGATGGATCGTTTCACGGGGTCTGCGAATATCGCGGCCTGATCGAATACGCGGCCTAGCGGCTGCGTCTGCCCTTCCCTGCGCCTTGGGCAAGCGCTTGGACGGCCCGCTGTGAAGCGGTCCCTTTCCCATAGATGGAGCCTCCCCAATGGCAAAAGCAGCAGGCCGACTGGCCACCCTTTCCAAAGACAGCACGGCAATCGGCGGCACGCGCGTCACAAATATTCAGGTTGATTACACGCCTATCGACGTGACCGACAACGACAGCGACGGCTTGCAAGAATTGCTGGCACTGTCCGGCATGAGCGTGATGACCTTTGATGTTGAAGGCGTCTACAAAGACCCGGTTCTGCGCGATATCGCAATGGACCCGACCACAACGCAGCTTCTGACCGATCTCACATTTGACTTCGCCGACGGCGGCGTTGGATCGGCCACGGTAAGCGGCAGCTTCTTCATGCTCAACTACAAAGAGGGCAACGATTACAAAGAAGCGACGACATTCTCTGCATCGTTCACTTCCTCCGGCGCTTGGTCGGTCGCATAATGCATGGCTTTGAGGAAGTAACCCTGTCTTGGGCTGGTGCGGATTACACTGTGCCCGCCAGCAAGCAGATGATGCTGGTGGCGACGGTTGAGCATCACCTGTCGCTCAACCCAACCACAGGTGAGTTTGACCCGCCCATGCAGGTTCTGTTCCGCCGTGGCGGCGTCCCCCCGACGCGCCTCGCCTTCACGCTTGGCGCTGCCTTGCGGTATGCGGGCGCGAAGGTCACGGACGATGAGATTTATCTGAGCATCCAGGAGGATTTGGCAAACAAAAGCGGCGATGAGAAGGTGCGGCAGTCGCATGACATCATCACGTCTATTTTGTCCATCCTTTCGCCCCCGGCGGCGCGCGCATTGGCCGGTGGCGGTGACGAGGCAGACACCGGAAAAAAGCCCCAACGGGCGGCTTCGTCCAATCGCTCTACAAAGCGGCGGTCGGGCAAAAGTGGGTAAGCCCGTCTGAATTTTGGGCGATGCCGCCCGGTGAAATATGGTGGCTTGTCGATGCGCACACGGCGCAGCCTACGGCTGATTTCGAAGATATGTATCAGCTACTGCAAGGGGACTGATTTATGGCGCGCGTAGTAGGCGATATTGCAATCAAGGTTGGCGCTGACGTTGGGCCGCTTGTTCGGGACATGAATCGCGGCACGCGGTCGGTTGATAAATTTGGCAGGGCCGCGCGGAGCAATGCTGACCGGATGCGATCATTCGCTAAAGCGGGCGCGGCGCTGGCGACCGGTGCCGTTGTGGCAGCTACGGCAATGGCGGCACTCACAAAGCGCGCGATGGACAACATCGACGTTATGTCAAAGCAGGCGCGCGCCATTGGTCTCACTGTCGGCAAGTTTCAGGCTATGGCGCACGTCGCCAAGGAAAGCGGCATTGAAGGCGAGAAGTTCAGCAAGCTACTGGTGAAAATGCAGGAGAATATAACTGCGTTTGGGGATGGTCTGTCGACGCAGGCTCTGGCCTTTGATCGGCTCGGCGTTTCGATGGAGCAGTTGCAAGGACTTGGTGCTGACGAGCAGTTCAAACTCATCGCTGAGGCGATGGGCAGCATTGAAGATCCGGCGCAAAAGACCGCGACGGCGATTGATATTTTTGGCAAGAGCGGATCGCAGGCCATTCTAATGATGGACAACTACGGCTCCGCCGTTGATCGGGCCAGCGAATTGCAGGCGAAGTTCGGCATCACTGTATCCGACTTTGACGCACAGCAGATCGAGGCCGCGAATGACGCAATGGGCCGCATGGGTCTGGCGGCTGAAGGCGTAGGCAA